TGAATGGCAACCCTTCGAAAAAATCGAGCGCCGAACTGCGCAACGAGTTGAAGCCGGATGTTGTCTTGCCTGACCCGCCCGAGCATTTGGCCGATCTGGCGAAGGCCGAGTGGAACCGCCTTGGCGCCGAACTGATTCGCCTGGGGCTGATTTCACAATTGGACCGCGCGGCGTTTGCTGTGTATTGCCAAGCCTACGCTAGGTGGGCTGCCGCTGAAACGAAACTCAAAGCGGCCGGCGAGGACGCACTGGTCGAGACAACGCCTTCAGGCTATCGCCAGATGAGCGTTTTGCTGCAGATCAGCAACCGCGCTGCCGATCAGATGCACAAGTTTATGTGTGAGTTTGGAATGACGCCAAGCGCGCGGACGCGCTTCACCACGCTCTCAGCTCAGTTGCCTCTATTTCCCGATGCAAACAACACAAACCCCGGAGCGCCACAAGCGCCGGACGCCGCCTCGCGCCACTTCGCTGGTTAAGCCGAAAAGAAAGGCTGCGCCGGACCGCGCGACCGCATATGCGCGCGCTGTTGTTGCAAAGAAAGTTGTGGCCGGCCCGCATGTTCGTGATGCGTGTGCACGGCATCTGCGGGATTTGAAGGAAGGCAGCAAACGCGGGCTGGTGTGGGATAAAGCGGCCGCCGAGTTGGCGATTGATTTTTATCCTGACGTGTTGCGGCTGAATGGTGGCAAGTTCGAAGGCAAGCCGTTCGACTTGAAGTCGTGGCAACACTTTATCGTTGGAAGTCTGTACGGCTGGAAGACCACCGCAGGCACTCGCCGCTTCCGGATGGTGTATGCTGAAACCGCAAAAGGCTCGGGCAAATCGCCGCTTGCCGCCGGCGTGGGGATCAAAGGCTTAGTCGCCGACGGTGAACAGCGCGCCGAGATCTACAGCGCCGCGACAAAGAAAGACCAGGCGGCGATTTTGTTTCGCGACGCGATCGCCATGTACCACTACTCGCCAGCGCTCAAGACGCGCTGCCACGTTAGCGGTGCCGCCGGCAAAGAATGGAACTTGGCCTACAACGCCACGATGTCATTCTTTCGCCCGATCAGCTCGGACGATGGCCAATCCGGACCGCGACCGCATGTTGGCTTGATTGATGAGCTGCACGAGCATCGTGATGGCAACGTGATCGAGATGATGCGCGCTGGCGTGAAGTCTCGCGAGCAACCGATCATCTTCATGATCACGAATGCCGGCAGCGGGCAGACCAGCGTGTGTTGGAGCTACCACGAGTACGCATGCCGGGTGGCCAGCGGTGCGCTGGAAGATGACAGCTTTTTCGCCTACGTGTGCGCACTTGACGAAAAAGACGATCCGTTTGCCGACGAATCGTGCTGGGTGAAGGTGAACCCCAGCCTGCCGGAGTTACCGGGCATGCAGTACCTGCGTGAACAGGTAACACAGGCGCGCGGGATGCCGGCAAAAGAGGCGCTGGTGAAGCGCCTCAATTTTTGTGTGTGGACCGAAGCCGAGAATCCCTGGCTCTCACCACACATTTGGCGATCGGCGAAACAAGCCATCACCTTTGAGCAACTGAAGGGTCGACGTGTGTATGCCGGCCTCGATCTCTCCAGTACCACCGACTTGACCGCCCTGGCGCTCATGTTTGAGCCGCGCAACGACACCGAGCGGTGGGCACTGAAGACAATGTTTTGGCTGCCGTCTGAAGGCTTGATCGACAAAGCCGACAAAGACCGTGTGCCGTATTTGGCCTGGCGGGACGCTGGTTGGTTGCAAGCGTTGCCGGGCAGGGCGATCAACAAGAAGTCAGTCATCCAGTACCTCGCGCAGATCACCGCGTCGTTTGAATTGGTTGGTGTCGCATACGACCGCTGGCGCATCGAAGACTTGCAAATGCTGTTGACGGATGACGGCATCACCATGCCGCTGGTCCCGTTTGGCCAAGGCTACAAAGACATGGCACCGGCGATTGACGAATTTGAACGAAAGCTGCTGAACAACCAGATCGAACACGACGGCAACCCGGTCATGACCTGGTGTGCCGCCAACGCTGTGGTGGTCGAAGACCCGGCCGGCAATCGCAAGCTAGATAAAGCCAAAGCGACTGGGCGCATCGATGGCGCGGTCGCTGCAGTGATGGCCGTGGGCCTGGCGCAAACCACGAAACCCAAGATCAACATTGATGCGTTTCTCAATGAACCGGTATCCACCTGATGGCAAATTTCTTTACATCACTGCTGAGCTACTTCCGCTACGGCGCGGGCGGCTTGGCCACGGGGAAAGGCCTTCAGACAGGCGCGCCGTCAAGCACCAACATCAACGACTTGATCGTTGTCACGTCCGACCGTGCCCTACAGATCGACACCATCTGGGCATGTATTGATCGCCGCGCCACCACCATCGCCAGCCTGCCGTTTTTTGTGTACAGCGCAAACGGTGCCACCAAGTCGCTGGCCAGAACGACCCGGCTGTACCAGCTTCTGCACGATTCGCCAAACCCCAGAATGACGCCGTTTGAATTCTGGCGCGCCATGATCCTCTGGCACGATTTGCGCGGTGTGTCGTATGCACGCATCGATCGCGACGCCAAAGGCGAGGCTGTTGCGTTGTGGCCAATGCCCACTGACCAAGTTCAAGCGCATGTGCAGCCAGATGGCGCCATTGTCTACGCCTACCGCGTGGATGAAAACGTCGCCGCACTGGCAGAACAAAACGTGCTGGTGCTCAAGAATCTCGGCAACGGCACCACCGGGCTGGACAAAATGCAATTCATGCGCGCCTCGATCGCCGAGGCAGCCTATGGGCAGAAAGCCGCCGTCACCATGTTTGCCAACGGTGGCAAACCTACCGGCGTCCTGATGATGGACCAGGTGTTGACTGATGAGCAGCGCCTGCGGCTAAAAGAAAATTTCAAAGACCTCGCCGAAGGCAGCACCGCAAAACTCAAGGTGCTTGAAGCCGGCATGAAGTACGAATCGATCAGCATCACACCAGAACAACAACAATTACTTGAGTCGCGCAAACACTCCGTCGAAGAACTCTGCCGCTGGTATGACGTCCCGCCCGTGCTGGTGCACCACAGCAACGTCACCGCCTGGGGCAGCGGCATCGAGCAGATCATCGACGGATTCTACAAATTCAGCATTCGCCCGATGCTTGTGAATATCGAGCAAGCCGTGCGCAAACGCGTGCTCACACCAACACAGCGCGCCACGCTGCACGCGGAGTGGCATTTTGATGCGCTGCTACGGGGCAGCCTCACTCAGCGCATGGAAGGTTACGCAAAGGCCGTTCAAAACGGTCTGCGCACCCGCAACGAATGTCGCCAGCTTGAAAACGATCCACCGTTACCGGGCGGCGACGAGCTCACCGCGCAATCCAACCTAGTGCCATTAACGCTACTAGGCAAAGTCAAACCCAACACCGGAGGCAGCGATGCTACTTCGCAAAACAATCTCGCTCAATGATGTGCAACTGAAGGTCGATGGCGCCAAAGGCACCTTTGCCGGGTATGCCAGCGTCTTCGGTGGCGTCGATAGCTACGGCGACACCATCATCAAGGGGGCGTTTGAATCCACGCTGCGCAGCAATGGCAAGCCCAAGATGTTTTATGACCACAGCTGGGATATGCCGATCGGCAAGTGGACCGTCGCCAAAGAAGACGATCACGGCTTGTTTGTCGAAGGCGAATTTACGCCGAACCTATCGCGTGCCAGCGACGTCCGCGCCGCCATGCAGCACGGCACCATTGATGGCCTCTCGATCGGCGGGTTCCTGAAAAAGGGCGACTACGACGAAACTGAAGATGGCCACCGCGTCATTCGCCGCTGGGCCAATCTAGTTGAAGTCTCGCCGGTTGTATTTCCAGCAGATGCCGCTGCGCGTGTAGACGCCGGCAGCGTCAAGTTTCAAACATTTTCGGAAGAGATCGTCGCAGAAATTGCCGAGATCGATACCGTCAGAGAGTACGAGCGATTCCTGCGGGACGTAGGTGGTCTCTCGAAAGGGGCAGTACAGGCGCTCACTGCCCGCGCAAAAGACGTCTTTGCCAAGCGGGACGCTGGGCAGGATCCTGATGCAGAACTAAAAGCGCTGGCAGATCGTATCGCCCGCCTCGCCGCATAGCGGAACTTTAACCAAACACCATCCCATCATTTAGGAGTCACAATGAGCAACATCGAACTTATCCAAAAGTCGCTTGACCAGATCGAAAGCAAGATGGCCAAGTACGACGAAAAAGCCTCAGCCGAAATCGCGGCCATCGGCAAAATCTCGACCGAAACCAAAAACGCCATCGATGCACTTGGTGTCGAACAGCGCACCCTGGCAGATCGCCTCTTGGCTGTCGAGCAAAAAGCCACCCCAGCGCCAAGCGAAGACAAGACAGACCTCTCTGTCGGTGCGCAGTTTGTGAAGTCTGAAAACTACAGCGCATTCGTCAAAGCAGGCGGCCGTGGCAAGGTCGCGTTTGAAGCAAAAAACACCGTTACTAACCCCATCGGCAACACCTTCTCCGACCGCAAGCCAAGCATCGTTGGCGCTGCATTCCGTGCACTCACGTTGGAGCAGCTGCTCACCACATTGCCGACCACCAGCAACGCTGTCGATTATGTTCGTGAAGCCACCTTCACCAACGCCGCGGCAGAGGCGACTGAAGGTAACGTCAAGGCAGAAAGCGCCGTCACCACCACGCTGGTGACTGAGCCGGTCGCGACAATCGCCCACTGGTTGAAGATCTCCAAACAGCTCGCACAAGACAACCCGGCTCTTGCCGCGTACATCAATTTCCGTTTGATCTACGGTTGCAACCTGCGTGTTGAAAACCAGATCGTCAACGGCAACGGCACCGCGCCGAACATCTCCGGCTTCACCAAGGCCGGCAACTTCACCGCACACGGTTACACCTCCGCGTCACTCACCGCGCTCGGCTTGTCACCAACAAACCGCTTCGACCTCATCGGCAAGATCATCGGCGATTGCGCGCTGGCAGATTTCCCGGCAGACGTGATTGTCTTGAACCCCGGCGATTTCTGGACCATGCGCTTGGCAAAAGACACCACGGGCCGTTACATCTTGGGGGATCCTGGTATGGATGTCGCCGCCTCGTTGTTTGGCCTGCCAGTGGTGGCATCCAACGCCGTCACAGCGGATAACGTGATGGTGGCCAACCTGGCACAAGCCGCCACGTTCTACAAACGCGACGAAGTGGTGGTCGAGCTGTCCGATTCTGACACCGACAACTTCCAGCGCAACCTCATCACCGTGCGTGCAGAGCGCCGTGCGATGTTGGCGGTAGAGCGTCCGGCAGCGGTTCGTTACGGCGACCTGACACCAGCGTAATCAACGAAACACTGCAGCAAACAGAAACGGGAGTGCACACAAATGCACTCCCTTTTTGTTAACCAGGAGAAACCATGTCTCAACGCGAAATCAAATTCAGCTCCACCGGTTGCAACGCCGTTTTTGGCAATTTCAGCAGCGGCGATGTTGCGCGTGTATCAGCAGAAATGGCAAAGCACTTTGTGGAAGATGCTGGCTGTGCCGAGTACGTAGGTGCGGCGCCGGCTGCTGCCGAGTACGCAGGTGCTGCGCCGGCTGCTGCCGAAAAGCCAAAAGCAACGCGTAAAAAGAAGTAACACGGCGCACGCGTTTCACAGTCCGGGTAAACATCCAAACCAAGTCGAGGTAATTGTGGGAATCAAAATCATCACCGACGTCGCCGATGAGCTGATTCCCCTGGCATCGTTGCGCACCCGTTGCCGCGTCACCGCTTACGGCACACCGACCCCTGCGCACCCGGATGATGCCCTGCTGATGGAGCTACAGGCCGCCGCGCGTGAGTGGGTGGAGGGCTACACCGCCCGCAGCTTCTGCCCCAAAACACTCGAGCTGTCGCTTGATGCGTTTCCGGAAGGTGCGATTCTGTTGCCGCGTGGGCCAGTCACCAGCATCGTCACGTTGAAGTACTTCAACGAGGCCGGTACCGAAATCACCGCCAACAGCAACACCTACGCGCTCGATGATTATTCGCACGAGCATTGGCTGGTCCCAGCCGTCGGTACCGATTGGCCCGGCACGCGCAGCCAGGCAAACGCTGTCAAGGTGCGGTATGTCGCCGGCTTTGCATCGAACTTGGTGGCGGCAGACGTCAAGACCGCCGTGGCGATGGTCACAGCGCATTTGTATGACAACCGCTCAGAGACGTCTGCACAAAAGCTCGAAACCGTTCCATTGGCCGCAAAGCACCTCTTGGCCAAATATCGCGTGTTGGGGTTCTGATGGATCTCGGCCCACTTAACGAAATGGTGCGGATCGAGTCCGCAACCTCCGCCACCGATCCGCTCACCGAAGCCTTGGTGACCGTGTGGGCGGAGTTTGTGACCGTACCTGCCAGCATCAAAGACGTGCTGCCGACCAATGCGGAAAACGTCGAAAACACGATCCGTGTTGGCTACCAGCCCACGCGGGTGCGGTTTCGCTACATTCCCGGCATTACGGCGGATATGCGCGTCATCTTGTTGGAGCGTGGCGGCATCGAGAGGCGGATTGTGTCGGGGCCCGCAATTCTCGGCCGCAACGAAGGTATCGAGCTGATGGTGGAAAGCTACACCATGCAAGGGAGCCGGGTATGAGCGAAGTCAACGTCAAGGGGCTGCGTGAGTTGCAAGCCTTTCTCGACCAGCTCCCCGCAAAGATGGAAGCCAACATCATGCGCGGTGCATTGCGGGCGGGTGCCAAACCCATCCGCATCGATGCGCAGCGCAATCTGCAAACCAACGGCAGCGTCGAGACTGGCGAGCTGGTCAAAGGCATCAAGGTCACCACCCGTTCACGCAAAGGCGTAGTCACCGCCACAATCAAAACGGCGGGCAAACACGGCTACATCGCCAATTGGATCGAGCACGGTACCGCTGCGCATTGGATCAAACCAAAGAATGCCCGCTCACTGTTTTTTGCAGGGCTGTTTGCCGAAGTGATTGAACACCCGGGCGCGCGTGCAAAACCATTCATGCGGCCGGCGATGGATAACCGGCAGCAAGACGCCGTGATCGCCGTCGGCAACTACATCAAAGCCCGTCTGACCAAGGCTGGCATCGAAGGTGCCGGTGATGTTGAAGTGGGTGCAGCATGAGTGGCGTGGTGATCCTGGCGCGTTTGGCCAAAGAAAACATGGCGCTGACCAAGTTGGTGCCAGTCACGCGCATCATGGGTGATGAGTTGCCGAGCAATACGCCGCTGCCCGCGATTAGTTTTTTGTTGGTGAGCAGCATCGATCGCAACATCCTCGCCGCTCAACCGCACGGCACCGCGCACCGCACGGACCGCGTGCAGGCCTCAGTCGTGGCCGGCACGCGTGGCGAAGTGCGCACCATCCTTGCCGCATTGCGCAAGGCGCTTCGCAACCGCATCGGCCCACTCGCCGGTCGGCAAAACGTCACCATCCACACTGATGGCCAAGGCCCGGAGTTTTCCCGCGCCGATCCATCGGTCTTTATGCAAACACAGGACTTTCGAGTCGCCTACCTCGAAGACCTGTAACCGGTTTTGCCGGCGTGTAAAAAGCGTCGCAAATAGCCCGCCCGCTGAGCTAACGCCTGCGGGCTTTTTATTTTTAAACGAAAGGAAAGCACATGGCATCTAGAACATCAGCGGGCTCAACCATCCGCGTGAGCGCCGCGCAACCCGGCACATTCAACGCGGCAGGCTACGCCGCACTCAGCTGGACAGCAGTGGGTGAGATCACCGATTTGGGCGAATTCGGCCGCGAGTACAACCTCGTCACGCACAATCCGATCGGCACCCGCGCCACCGTCAAGAAAAAAGGCAGCTACAACGAGGGCCAGATCAATTTGATGATGGCACTCGACGAAGCCGACGCTGGCCAGTTGATCTTGGAAGCCGGCGCAGTTTCGGACAACGACTACAGCTTTGAAATCACGCTGCAGTCTGGCCGCAAGTACTACTTCCAAGCGCAGATCATGAAGTTCAAGCCAAACGTCGGCTCGGTGGACAACATCACCCAAGCCAGCGTCATGCTCGAACTCACCAGCAACAGCGCTGGCGTCGGCATCGTTCGCACCTAATCCACGGCATCCACCTCTAACGAAAGGAATTCAACATGCCACGTGTTCTCAGCGCGTCAGTGCGCGTATTGGCGGATATCGCCTACTCAGACAATCTGGACCTGCAATCACAACAGGCCCCGATCAACTACAACGCTCAAATGGTTCTCGCCACCGGCTCCGGTGCCAACCAAGGCCAGCTGGTGTGGTCTGACACCCGCACCCTGGCGGCGAGCGCCAACGAAGATCTCGACCTCAACGGCGCCACCTTGGTGGATGCTTTTGGTGCCGCGTTGAACTTCACCAAGATCCGCGGCCTTATCGTTCGTGCGGATGCGGCGAACGTAAACAACGTTATTGTTGGCGGCGCGGCATCGAACGGCGTATTCAGCATGTTCGGCGCGGCCACACACACCGTCACGGTGCGCCCGGGTGGAGTCTTTGCGTTGTTCGCGCCAGACAACACCGCCTACGCGGCCGTTGCTACCACAGCGGATTTGCTGCGTATCGCCAACAGCGGTGCCGGTTCCACAGTCACTTACGACATCATCGTTATCGGTTCGTAAACACCGCCGCCGCCGCCGAGTCGCGCTGCCGCACTTGCGCGGCCCACGATTGGTGGCTCACGTAGCACCGTAGCCCGGCCCCCGGCTTGATCACCGGGGGCTTTTTTATTCACCACACGAAGGAAACAACATCATGAAAGACATTCGCAAATTCGCCGTTGAGCCCACCACCACCATCGAGCTGCTTGATGCTTCCAACGAACCCATGTTCGCGGACGATGAAGGCGCCTTGCGTTGCAAAGTGGAAATCTACGGGCCTGGCACCAAGCAATACGCAAAGGCACAGGCAGCGGAAAACAACCGCATGCTCAACAAGCTGAAAGCCAAGGGGAAGGCAAAACAAACAGCCGAAGAAATCACCGAAGAGCGCGCCGAATTCTTGAAGGATGTAACCAAGAGTTTCACCAACATCGCCTACGATGATTTGCAGGGCGAGGAGCTGTTCAAGGCCGTGTACTTGGATCGCAGCATTGGCTTCATCGCCGACCAGGTGCGTGAAAACCTCGGTGACTGGGCAAATTTTACGAAGCGCTCTTCGAAGACCTAAAGCGGTATGTGCGGGTGCTGGCGTGGCTACAAACCGCGCCAGTGAACCCCACCGAAGAGCACCGCAATCTCAGCCACAAAAAAAGCAACACCCCGGAGCCCACTACTCGTATTCAGGAAATGCTCAACAAAGGCGAGCAGCCCGATCTACCGGAAGTCTTCGGCGGGCTCTACCTGGTTGAGTACCTGATGGATGCCGGCCCCGGCAGTGTGGCCGGCATGGGCATGGTGCCCATTACCTGGCCAGACCTTGCCGCATGGCAAGACCAAATCGGCATTCAGCTCGCCCCGTGGGAAAGCAAGATGCTGCGCCGCTTATCCGGCGAATACCTGGCACAAGCCAGAAAGTCAGAGCAACCCGATTGCCCATCACCGGCCTACACGCCCCTGACAGACGAAGTCCGTGACGCTGTGGCCAATAGGCTGGGCAACGCGCTCGATACACTCATTGATACAAGGCCAAAGCGATGAAAGTCGGCACACTCGAAATCGAAATGCTCGCGAACATGGCTCGCCTGCAAAAGGACATGAACGATGCCAAGCGCATCGTCGGTGATGCCGCGCAGTCGATCGAGCGTTATGCCGCGCTGGCCAAGGCCGCGCTGGCCGGCATCAGCGTGGCAGGTCTAACGGCGCTCGCCAAGAGCGCGATTGATGCCATGGACGCTATCCGCGACCTGAGCCTGGCCACAGGAATCAGCGTGGAGCAGCTGGCGGGGCTGGGTGTTGCCGCAAAGCAGACCGGGGGTGATCTCAACTCAATCGCCGGCGCGATGAACAAACTCTCGGTGAATATTGGCAAAGACGGCGAACGATTCAGGGCGTTGGGCATCACGGCAAAAGAACCGCTTGAAGCCTTCAAACAGCTCAGCGACGTTTTTGTAAACCTGAAAGATCCACAGCAGCGGGCCGCTGTCATGGCCGAAGCCCTCGGCAAGTCGTGGATGGGTGCCGCGCCGCTACTAGCGGAAGGCGGTGCCAAGATCGGCGAGCTCGTCGAAGTTGGCACACGTCTATCAGGCGTGACAAAACAGATGACTGACGAAGCCGATGCGTTCAACGACAAACTGGTGCTGCTTGGTGGCACTGGCGGGTTCGCGACGCGCATGATCGGCCCATTGCTGCCCTTGCTGAACGCCCTGGCGGACGAAATGCTGAAGGCGCAGGATAAATCCACGTCTCTGGGTCAGTCCTTCAGTCCGCTTTTGGAAATCGGAAAGGCGATCGCAGTCCTCTTCGGCAATGTTGCGTTTGTGTTCCGCGGGGTCGGTACCGAGATCGGCGGCATGGCCGCGCAAATAGCCGCGTTCGCTAGTGGCAACATCAAAGGTGGCCTCGCGATTGGCCGGGCAATGAAGGAGGATGCTGAAAAAGCCCGAGCGTCTTTTGATGGTTGGGAAAAAAGCATCATGAGCATTGGCGCTGCATCGACGGCCGCCATTGCGCCTGTCAAGGGTCTCAGCCAGGAGCAGCAGCGGGCGTCGCAAGCCGCCGCCGCCGCCGCGGCGACATTCCTTGGTGCCCAGAAAGCGGGAACCGATGAAATCACCAAGCTGCTCGCCAAAATCAACGGTAAAGAAAGCGGCCTTGACCCGTCGTTCTACGATGACCTGCAAAAACTATTCGGCGCATATAAAGGCGGCAAGCTGACGCTTGAGCAATACCGTGACGTGGTTGAAAAACTGACGAACCAGCAACCGTTCGTCAAAGCCGGCCTCGAAGCAGAGGCAAAAGCGCTGGAACACTTAAACAAGCTCCGAGCTGAAGCACAGCAGCAAGAGGTCGATGCTATCGACGCGCGCAATTCAATGATCGATGGCATGACGGGCGGCAACGCGATGTTGCAAGCCGAAATTGCCGAAATGCTTGGAGCAAAAAACGCCCAGCGAGAGCTGACCCTTGCGCGCGAAGAGGCCCTGGCCATTCGCCTGGCATTGACCGACGAAGACGAAGCGAGCGTCATTGCGCTGTATGCACAAAAGCGAGCATTGCTGGAACAGAAAGATGCTGTTCAGCAGTCGCGTTCTGCTTTCAGCAGTTGGTACGACATCATCGACGGAGGCTTCAAGGCGGCATTGCAGGGCGCGAAATCGTTTGGTGATTACCTAAAGAATGGCCTCAAAAATGCGCTGTATCAGCTGATCGCGCGGCCGTTCGTTATTCAACTTGCCGCAACGCTCACTGGCTCATCGGCTTCTACCGTTGCTAGCGCACTCGGCGGCAATGGTGGCGGCATTGGCAGCCTCTTAGGTGGTCTCGGCAGCCTGTCTGGCATCGGTGGCTCGCTGGCGGGCGGTTTGACGAGCATCGGCTTGGGCGGTGCAGGCCAGTTTGTCGGCGGCTTGACTGGTGCGATCAGCGGCCCCGGCTTGACCGGCGCGGCTGGCGCAGGTTCTAGCGCGGCCGGCATGCTGAGCGCCGCAGGCCCCTACATCGCCGCCGCGTTGGCCGCCTATCAGCTGTTTCAAACTTTCCGCGACAAAGGCGAAAACCCGCGCTACCGCCTCGGCTTCGGCTCGGCGGCGCAGGGTTACGCGAGTGACTCCATCTTCGGCATGCAGGGCTTTCAGTACGCCCAAGGCAATGACGCCGCGAATCAAGGCTTCCGCAACTTTCAGCGCGGCTTGGGCGGGCTGGATACACAAATCGGCGGGCTGCTCACGCCCGCGCAGATCGCCGCCGCCGCAGGGCGTTTGAATGGCGTCACTGGCCGTGAGTTTTCCTTCCCGAAGGGCGACCCGACCGCCAGCGAGCAACTCTCTAAAGAGTTTCTGCAAATAAAGTATTCAGCCGTCTTTGCCGACCTAAACAGCGGCATCTCAGATGCCATCAAGAATTTTGCCGGCAACAGCGAGGAGCTGATTAAGTACATCGGCGAGCAGGTCACTGCCTATCAGCAGCTGCAAACGATGCTTAAAGAGATCGACAACACCATTGCCGGGCTGTCGAATAACGGCGTCGAGGCGCTCACTCGCACGTTGCAAAGCCTTGCCGATAACGTCACCACCGCGCAAGAGGCGCTCGCCGATGCGCGTGAATTGAACGACCCCACCAAAGAAGTGGCCGCGCAAAAAGCATTGATGGACGCCATCCTCAATCGCTACAACACCGAGAGCAAACTCATTCAGGATTTGGCCGACCAGCTCGCCAGCATCCAATCCGGCGCGTTCGATTTTGGTCAGCAGATGGCGCAGCGCATCAGCAGCGTCGGTGGCGACCTCATGCGCTTCCAAGATGTGCCAGGCATGAGCAAGATCGGCCGGCTGGTCAATAGCCAAACGCAATCGCAGCTTGGCCGCATCGCAACATTGCAAGGCCAGATCGGCGGTGAATCAGATCCAAGCCGCCGCCTTGGCCTCATCAATTCCGCGCTGTCGGTGGTTGATCAATACGTCTCGACTGGCCAAGCCGAAATCCGCGCGCGCTACGAGGCACTCAGCCGTGGCCAGCAAGATTCCGTTCGTTTGCAGCAAGATGCGCTTGCCAAGCGCATTCAGGGCCTGCAAACCGAGCTGGATTTGGTATCGCAGATGCAGGGCATTGCGGATTCGGCCCGTGCGGCGATCAAGGCGATTTCATTCAGCGGCCAAAACCCCGGCAGCGCCTTTGCACGCTACGGCATGCAGGGTGACGATATTGCCGCACTGCAAAACACCTTCCGCAATACCACGGGCAACCAGCGCGCCGGTGCGGCCAATTCGCTCATTCAGGCTATTCAAGGGCGTCTGGCCAGTGCAGGTGATTTGTACCAGCGCCCAAGTGATGAATACCTGAAGGCCTACAACGAAGCGATGGTGGCACTAAGCGAGGTCCAAGGTGCTGCGCAGTCCGATGCAGAGCGTGCGCTCGAGCTGCAATCGAGCATCGAGGCGCTCACGCTTGAAAGCAACGGCCTCACACAAAACTTGATTGACTACACCGAGCTGATGAATGATGCGCTCGATCAATTCAACGCCCAAGCGCTCGGCTTTTATACCGATCTCGGCCAGCAAGGCACCGACACCTATGCACTGCTAGAGGCCACCGGCCAAGCGCAGCTCGATGTCGCCACACGTGGGCTCACAGTGGCAGAAGCGCAGCGCGGGTTGTTGACGGAGATCCGCAACCTGCTCAGCTCCATCAATGATGGCTCTGGCACAGCAACCATCGGCAACGGCCGCAAGCCCGCGATTGATGGCGGCACTCTAATCCTGCGCATTGACGGCCGCGACATCGAAGGTGTCATTGTCGACACCGTCCGCAGCAACCGCCGCGTCATCAACGAAGCCTTGAGCCAAACCTAATGAGCGGCATCGTCCAAGACCCCACCACCGGCAGCCAGGAGAATCGAAAGGTTAATGCCTTCCTGCGCGGCCCGATCGTCGCTGGCCAATCGCAGCCGCGGTTCAATCTCGCGGTCGAAGCCGAGGTGCGCAATGGTGTGATGCACCAAGCCATCTTGGCCGCGCTGCCCAGCCCGCGTGATGCTGTCACCAACAACTTCGGCGTGCAGACGTCCGGCGGGTTTGATGCCACCATTGTGGCGGACTACATACTGCCCGATACCTACAGCGCCGATGGCCACTGGGACGGCTACTCGCTCGTGTCGCTATACGGCGAGAACCCCACAGCATTCACGCGCAATTTGCCGATTCCGGTACCGGACCACGACGGCAACTACCAGTGGACGCTTGCTGATGAGTTTGCACCAGCGGCAGGGTGCCGCCGTGTGCGCAACATGCTGTCCGATACCGAAACCCTCGCCACCCAATCCATCACCGTGCAGGCGGGCACGCATATTCTGGTGCTTGGCAAGTGCAGCGGCTCGGTCACATTGTCTGGTGTCGGCAGCGGCACGCTGGCTGGCAGCACCGCCAACCGCAAGCAGCTTATCTTCACCGCCACGGCGGGCACACTCACCGTCACCGTCACAGGCTCGGTGCTGCAGGCGATGGTGGTGCCGATGCAGGGCGCATCGTATCTGGTCGCACCTGAGTACGTGCCGAATGTCTCAACGTCCGTGTGGCCGCACGCGGGCTTTGGTGTGCGCGGTGTTCGCTGGTTCCGCACGCCGAATCTCAATACCGTCGACGCCAGCGGCAATGTCACGGATGTGGCCGCGACGTTTCAGCGGCAGGCTTGGGTGTATCTGCCGGGGCGTCCGGGCAATTTTGGCTCAACGCCAGATGCCGTCGCCAACCGCATAACTGGGGACATTGATATTCGGGTAAGGGCAGTCGCAGTTAACTATGCCCCTGGTGCAAATCAAGTGTTAGTCATGAAGTACGGAGCCTCACCACAGTGGGGTTACGGTTTCAGCATTTCGTCTTCAGGCCAGTTGCAGTTTCAGGCCTCATCTGACGGCACGACTCAATCCATTGTCACTTCCAGCGTCGTCATTCCGCTGCCAAACAATGCGGGCGGATGGTTTAGGGTTACGCGTTCAGGCACTGCGGTTCTTTTCTACACGTCCCAAGATGGACTTGGCTGGCAACAGCTGGGAACTGCACAGGTGCTCGGGTTTGCTGGGGCGATCTTCACCACGAATGGCGCGGTGGAGATCGGTCAGACGTTGGGCGCATTCAATTTCAACGGCAGAATCGACCGCGCTCAAATCCTCAACGGCATCAACGGCGCAGTCGCTGTAGATTTCGACGCCAACCGCTTTGCTGTAGGTGCCACTACCGCCGTCATGTCCACCGGCGAAACGTGGACCATTAACACCAGCGGCGCGGGCAACGTCGCCCGAATCGCCGAAGCCTTCACCGACGCCACGCAGCGCCCAAGCTACCACACGCCGCAGGAAGCCAACCTCATCACGGCGGACATCAATTCATGGACCGAGACTGGCACCACAGTCACCACCGCCGCCACCGGGCCGGATGGCTTGCTCACCGCGTGGACGTTGACCGATAACGACGGTGCGGCGCACGAATTCCGCAGCAGCGCCATCACCGTGGCCAATGACAGCGCCACCCGCTCGGTGCTCGTGTATGTGGCAAAAGATGCTGTCACAGCGCGTTTTGCCTGTGTTGGTCTCGTGTATTCCGGCGGCACCGGCACTGGTCGCCGTGTGCACATCGATACCAGCACCGGCGCGTTGACGGTTGACAGCGTGCAGAACGCCGGCAGCAACTCGGCGGCAGAGGATGCGGGCGCATGGTGGGGCATCCGCTTGGCGGTGGCGAATAACAGCACGGGCAACACGACCATGACGGTCGAGTGCTACCCAGCTTATTCAAGCGTCGCAGGCACCGCCAACGTGGCCGCCCAAGGCAGCACCACCTTCGCATGGCCGATGGCCGTGTTGGGTGCGCGTGTCGCAGCATACAACCCGCCAGGCGCGGGAACGCGAAACGAAGTTGTGCTGCAACTGCCGGGGTCAATCATCAACGACGCCGAGGGCTTTGTTTATGCCGAGTATCAACTCGATACGATTCCGACGTCCGATAAGCGAGTTTTGGGCGATAGCGTATTAAATCGGACGCCGTTGTATATTGTGGGCTCAGTTAATTATGCGATTGGCTCTTATGACGGAGTTAACAATTTAGGCGGCGGCGAGGCAATCTCGACAGCAAAAACCCGCGTCGCGTCCGCATGGTCTGGGACGGCGCTATCGACTTGGGTTAACAATGTCGCGCAAATCATCTCGACAAATGGTTACGATGGCTCTTGGAATGGGACGTCTTGGAATGTCGGGCTTGCAAATGGAATTGGAGACGATAGCGCACCAACGGGCGCAATCGGCCCCATCAAGTGGGCCAAAAAACGCCCACCCACCAGCTACCTCACCAACTGCAACGCCTCACGCGATCTGTTCTCTCGCGGCGATTTCGACACCATCCGCGACAACAGCAAGGGCACGACATGGGAGCTTGAGATTCTTTCCCAGCTCACCCGCGCCAACGGCTCAAGTATCGAGCTGACTGACGTGCGCCGCGCCGTGGCCAAGCGCATCTCGGTCACGAAAAACAAACTCTCGCTGAGCTTTGCCGACATCGATACTGACGCGCTCGATCGCGTCTATCCGTCGAACAAGTACAGCAAAGAAGAGTTCACTAACATCTACGAAGGCCACATTGGCCGCGTGGTGCCGGATTGCTCGCCGGGCACGCTGCTAAAAGTGCCGATGGCGTTCATCAATACCAACGGCACCACCACTTGGACATTCGCCATTTGTGAGCGCCGCACCGGCCCCACCTACACCGTGAACACCGTGTACCGCGACGGTCGTATTGTCAGCGCATCCGAATACAGCGTGAGCACCGCCACGGCCACCAGCGGCCTTGTGGTGGTCACAGTCGTATTTGCCCGCGAGCAACGCGACACCAGTGGCAAGCAGTACGAATTCACGGCAGACATCACCGTCAGCGGCACCCGCGAGCCATCGACTGAGATCCAGCGCCTGCTCACCAAGGTGGGTGTGCCAACGGACGCGGCCAGCTTTACTGCGGCCGCTGCGGTGGATGTGGCGGGCGGCTTCTATATCGACGCCGCCTACACCACCGAAGTGCAGCTTAAAGTCATCATCGAATACTTGCTGCAAGTGGCCCGTGGTGATTTGGTCAAAACCTCCACCGGCGCGTGGGCGATTGTGCAAGACAAGGTGCGTGCGAGTGTCGCTACGCTGCGCGAGCAAGACAGCCTGATCGACGTGGAGTCTGTCGAAGAGCCGATGCCACCACGCGCTTACGAGCTGAAGTATCGGCCGCGTGCACCAGGCAGCACGGATTGGCAATTTACCGCCACCCGCAGCGGTACCGGCACGGCTGAAACGCTGCGGATCCAGAACCCGTACATCTATGACGGCAACGTGGCCGATCGGCTGATTGACTACATCGCCAAGCGTGAAAACACCCGCCGCGACGCCAAGCTGAAGGTGTGGGGCGCGATGTTCGATAACGGCGACGTGCTGACCGTGACGGGCGTGAGCTGCTACACCGGCAACCGGGATTGGCTCATCCGTGGTGTCGAGCGGCCAACCGATGCCAACACGCTTACCGCACGGCAATACGACGCCAGCATCTACACCTACGGGGCAGGCACGATTCCCGCTGGGGCATCGAGCGCCTACTCGCCGGACTACTCGCAAACCACGCCGGCCGCACCGACTGGCTTGACCTACACCAGCGGATCTAGCGGCGTGACCACCTCGACGGACGGCACTGCACGCGCCTATATGTTTTACGCCTGCACGCCGCCGAGCGTGAACTACTCGCGCATCGTGTTTCAGGCGGTGGATGCCACAGGCGGTATTACCCGCAGCGAAGGCAAGCGCAACGGCGCGGTGTTTGAGGCGGTGCTCAGCGGCCTGCGCCCGGGTGTGAGCCACACCGTGAGTGCCTACGCCATCAACGCCAACGGCATCGAAGGGGCGACCGTATCAGACACGCGCAATTCGCCGGGCTATGCCACCGCGCCCGGCACGCCGACCATGAACGCCAGCGGCCAGATCGGCACCAAGACCGTGCAGTTTGATTTTGTGATGCGGCCCGGTAGCGAGATGGTGGATTACTACGAAGCGCAGATTTCAAGCAACTTTGGCGCATCGTGGGGCACGGCCTTCAGGGTGAAAGGCACGCCGTTCGAATACGTGTTCCCGACCGTCGGCACCACCTACGGGGCGCGGGTGCGGGCGGTGGATAAGTTTGGCAACGCGGGCAGCTATAGCAGCGGCTACTTCATTGCGACGGCGAAGTGGGCGGATGGCAATGTGATTGTGGATGCCTCGATTAATCGGAGCCGCAGCAACACCAGTACCGGCAGCTTCACCACGGCATCCATCGCGGCAGGCGGGCGGCTGAATGTGGGCATTGATAAGTATGCGTTTGCATTTTCAGCGGTGGCAAACACCACCGTGAGCGACATTCTTTTCGGCTGCTCAACAGACATTAGCAAGGTCGGTGGGGCAGACCTTGCGCGCTTGCGGCTGCACAACAACTCAGCCTCGGCGGACACCGTCACGTTCGATTACCGGATTTTCAACACATGAAATTCCTCTACGCACAAATTTCGATGGAAACCGGCGAGATTGAAGTCATGTTCGCGCACCCAGAGCCGCTTAAATGGTGGGCGGACAACATGGTATCCATCGGCGCGATTGATGAAACCACACTGCCTGAAGGTGTGCGGCCGTGTGCCTATGCGATCGAGCGGCTCGAAAAGCACCCAATGGCAGACAGCCACCCAGATGCGCCAAGGCTGCGCTGGAAACCAGATGCGACCGATTTGCCTGACGTGACCTGGATGCCATGCAGCTTGCCAGAGCTGGCTGCCCACTGCGAAGCCCGTGGCCGCGATGGCCTGCCAGAAGAAAGCAAAGCCGCGCTGCGTGAAGCCCTAAAGCACCGTGAAGACGTGCCGCTCAAAACGCTGCACGCGCTGGGCTTCTCTTTCGATGAACTCAAGAAACATCCGCGCTTGCTGGCCAAACGACAGCAGCTCGACCAACAACGCATGGCCGCGCAAGAGGCCGCCGCCGAGGCAGAGCGTGAAGCCGCACGGCTGGCACGCATCGAGCGCCGATTAAGCAAAGGGACACCATGAGCCTGCTCTACACCAGCCGCATCATCCCCACCACGGCCACCGCGACCAGTGCGGCCAGCGGCTATGCAGCCACCAATGTGCTGCTACAAGCGCTCGGCCTGCCGTGGCGATCGACGGCGACCACGCAGCAAGACGTCATCATCGATCTCGGCAGCGCACAAACCCCGCGCGGGATTGGCGTGCAAGATACCAACGCCACCAGCATCGTGATCGCATCCAGCCCGGACAACACCGCCTACACCGACCGCGCCACGCTGAGCCTCACAAACGTCGATCGATTCAACCGCCGCCGTGGCTGTGCGGCGGTGAATACGTCTGCACGCTACTGGCGCCTGCGTATTGCTTCAGCCACGCCCCCGGACGGCTTGGCCTATTGGCGCATCGGGGCAGTGTATGTGTTTGGGGCGGTGACAGACATCGTGTCGCCGCAGTACGGCTTTAGTGTCCGCAGCAACCACAACGAGAGCCGCGAATCACTTGCGAATGGGCGCGAAGCCATCGCCGCCATCGGCACGCGCTGCGATTTGGTCAGCGGCAAGTTTGTTGTCTCCAACACTAACTTGATCATCGGCAGCTTACTCGCCGACCTACGCACGGGCCCGGTGTGGCTGGATATGCAAGTGACCGCACGACTATCGTGGACGTGGCCGCTCATCAACGCCGCCAACAGCGATGACGAAACGATGGATATGAACACGCCGGATTACACAACGATTTCACTCAACGCACGCGAGGTGGTGGCATGAAGCCCGGCTGGCGTTTGAACTTGGTGACGTCGGCACTGTGGTGTGTGGCGGCGATCGGCTCGGTGCTGCTGGCGCTGGTGATTGGCGGGTGTGGCCCCACACCTGAAGCGCAAAAGGCCGACTGCATGGGCTACACCTGGCAGAAGACAATGCCGGTCGCATCGAGTATTACCATCCGGCACGAGCCGGACTGGCGCAATTACCCGGGCAGCTGCAAAGATTTCAACATCCGCGGGTGCGCAGAACGCTCTGTTCTTGCTGATGGGACGCACCACGTTTCGATACTGGTCAAAGACCCGCCCGACAGCTACACCGGCACCTGCAACACGCTGAAGCATGAAATTGACCACGCGCTCGGCCTGACGCATCCCGAAAAACACAGCTACACGCCGCGGGACTACACACGATGAAAAAGCGAATAGCCGCCAGCAGCGATGATGAAACGATGGATCAAAGCTCGCCGGATTACACAACGATTTCACTAAACGCACGCGAGGTGGTGGGATGAAAGACTTTGACTGGCATGGGTTCGAGCTGATCACTGCGGTGCTCGGCTTCATCGGCGCGGCGCTGGGCATCAGCTACAGCCCGCCGATGACCAAGAAAGAAATGTTCGCCGCACTGCTCGCCGGGGTAGTGTGCGCGGTGCTGGGGCCATCGCTGGTGATGCAGGTCTACACCTTGCCGCCGATCGTGAACAACGCCCTGGCGTTTATCTTCGGCATTGGTGGGATGTTCATCGTGCCTGGCTTGCTGGCGATCTGGCGCGGGTTCGCAAACGACCCGTGGGCGTGGCTGGATAAGTTGCGGGGCACCACCAAGGCGGGGGGTGACAAATGATTGAGCAGATCCTCAACAGCACTGCTCTGGTCATGGTGTGCCTGTGCATGCTGCTTTACATCAACAAACACATGGACCGTCACACCGCAGGCTGTGAGCGTTGGGGCTTTGTGCTCACCGCTGCCGGTTCAGCTGGCCACGCGCTTGCGTACTGGTGGCCTTGGGGTGGTGGCGACGAAGTGGAGATCATCCTGCACATTGGCTTGGCGCTGGTAGCCGTGGCGATGGTGCGCGGCGATTTGAGAGAGATGCTTAACCGCGCAAAAGCGTGGGACGGCAAAGAGAGAAGGGGGAACTGTGAATCTATTGCTTGAGCGTACGCCCAGCGGCGAAACTTGCACCATCGGAGATCTCTACATCGACGGCGATTGGTTCTGCTTCATTCTTGAAGACATCGTGCGCGAAGTCGAGGGCCAGCCGGTCGAGAGCTGGAAGGTGAAAGGCAAGACCGCCATCCCCGTCGGCAACTACAAAGTGCAGATCACGTACAGCAATCGATTCAAGCGCGACCTGCCGTTGCTGGTGGGTGTGCCGGGCTTTGAAGGCATCCGCATTCACCCGGGCAACACCGATGCCGACACGGAAGGCTGCTTGCTTCCCGGTATGGCCTTGGGGCTGGGGGGCGAGAGTGTCAGCCGCAGCCGTGAGGCATTCGAGGCTCTATACGCCAAGCTAGATGCAGCCGAGGATGCGGGTGAGGAGATCGAGATCACCATCACCAATGCGGGGCAGATGTGATCACGGCACTCCGCATGTGGCTTGATGTGGCATTCCCGCTGTGGCGCATCGCCGCCGCTTTTGCTGTGGTGGCCGCATTCGCCGCTGCCGTGTGGTGGATACGTGATACCGGCGTGCAGGCCGAGCGTGAACACTGGCAAGCCAAGATGGCGACGGCCAAGGCCGAATGGCAGGCTGAACTGAACAAAGCCAACGCAGCCAACCGCGCCACAGAACGGCAAAGCGCCAAAGTGATTGCTGACGTTTCAACCTACTACCAAACGGAGCTGAAAAATGTGCAAGCCCAAAAAGCTGCTGATCGTGATTCTGTGCAGCGCGGTGGCCTCCGGCTGTTCGACCCCTTTTCCACCAGCGGGCAAGACACTTGCCGAAAGCTGCCCGGCGCCCGTGACGCTCTCGCCGCCGCCGGCGGACGTGATGGTGAAACGGGAAGCGAACTTTCGAGACCGACTGCTGCAAATCTTCTCGACCTCGCCAACGACGCCAACGCCATCGTCAAGCAGCTCGACGCCGCCCAAGCCGTGATCCTTGAATATCAGCGGGTTTGCGGAGCGCCCGCGCCCGCGATCAGCCCGGCGGTGGTATGGTAGCCGCCCACGCGGCGCGTTGAGGGCTAGAATCGGCGCGTTTGCCAAGCCATGCGGCATAAGCCGCGCTGTCAAACGGCACCAGACGCACGCGGTCGTTGAGCGCCAACATGGCCGCGCACGCTGATTGATGTGGCCGCCACAAGATTGCGCCGCTGTTCCAATCGGCGGCATTGAAATACCAGACCAACGGTATAGATTCCGGCTTCTGCCCGTCGTGAGCGTCGATGTTGTCTTGGATCGCGTCAAGCATCGCGTCGATCGCGCGCTCGCGCCAGTCAGCCAGTTCCCGCATGCGTTCAACGACGTCGGCGGGTACGGCGCGTTTGCCGTCCTCCCAGTGTTGCCACGCGCGATGGCTGGTGCCTGAGACCATCGAGGCCGCCTCTTGCTGCGTGAAAAAAAGCAAGCGCCGGAGCGCTTGCAGTTCGGTGGCGGTCATGATTATTTGCTCAATGCGATCTGCCATTCGGCGATGTACCACAAGCGATTGTTTTCAACAGGGCAGGTGTCTTCTTGTTCAGCAGCGCTGAAGGTGATGTGCAGCGCGAACTCGTTGGCGGCGATCCACTCGGCACCTTTTGAGCGAATCGCATCTGCAATCTTCTTGGCAAAAGCGCGAGCTTTGTCAGATGGGGCTTCGTCGTACAGCGCGGCTGCGATAGATTCAAAATTGGCGACTGCTTTGGCTTGGTTCATGTTCATCTCCTAGAGGTATCGGCTTGCACGATTGCTGCCGATGAATGTATTGTGTTCGCGTTTTGCGAACAAGTCAAGCGATTTTTGCAAATAAACTAAAAATATTTTTCAGCGGCAAACCAGCCGCAGCAGATCCCGCACCATCGGCGGTGCCACTTCCTCACCACACCAGCGTTTTACTGGTCGGCGGTCCGGCGTGAGACATCGGCCTTCAAACACCACTTGGCCGGGCTTGCAGATCGGCGGCAGCGGCGTGAGGCAGCGGCCTTCAAACCGCACCTGCCCGGCCTTGCAGGCAATCTGGCCGACCACCGGCCACACGGGCTCGCCGGGATTGGATTGGGCGTGGGTTTGGGGGGCTGCTACAATCAAAGCAACGGCAAGCAATGTTTTCATGGTATCCTCAGCAAAATATCGGCACTCTGTCGTAAGTGCCTGATTTATAGAGTGCTGGATCGCCCTTTCACGGCGGTAACCGGGGTTCGAATCCCCGTGGGGACGCCAGCAATTAGTAGTAAATTCAACGGCTTGCCTTCGGGCAGGCCGTTTGTCTTTATGGCTAAAACGCCATATCTCGCCGTATTTCACCATGGAAAGTCGGCAAAATGTCGGCACTATTTCCAACGGTATTCATCTCGAAAAAGATACAAAGGCAGCAAGCCGCCGAACACGCCCAGAAATCCGCCCCACCACATGAAGGCTTGGCAAAACAACTGGAAATACAGCGGCAGCGGTTCTGCAAATTCAAGTATTGCCGCTGCCAGCGTCGCGCAAAGCAGCAAGACCAAGTCCTCTAAAAGCCGTTTTCTACCATCGGGCAACGCAGCCGGTTGACGCGCTGGTCTGCCGCAGGGGGCTAAAAATCCGCGTTGATACTTCACAGCCGCATCCCTCTCAAAATCTCACTGCTGACACCTTCGCGCAGGTGCATGTATTGCTCGGTCACGCGAATGGTTGAGTGGCCCATCCACTCTTTGATTGCTGAAATCGGTATGCGCGGATCCAGCGCAAGGTTGCTGGCGAACGTATGGCGAAACGTGTGCAAGCTGCCCTTGAGCTTTGCGCGGCGGATGCACCGCGCCGCGATGCGTGAGAGGCTGGTGCGATACACACGCGGCAGGACGTAGAGATCGCTCTTGTGTTCCCATGTGCGAAAGAATGCCAGAGCCTCGGTGGCGCTGGCCATTAAAGGCACGTCGCGGCCTTCGCCTGACTTGGTGCGTTCCTCGCCGGTGCTGATCAGGTGCAGGGTGTTGGTGCCGACGTCTGCCCATTTGAGGTTTAGCAGCTCCTGCAGCCGCGCGCCGGTGCTGGCATATAGCTGCCACGCCCAGCGGTGCCAATCTTCGACGCAGCCATCTTGGTAGATTGTTTGCAGCTCATCCGCAGTGAAATACGTGAAACCTTTTTTGTTGTCTAGGCTGCGTGGGGTTTTGACCAACTGTGCCGGGCTGCGTGCCAGCAAGCCAAGTGCGACAGCGCGGTTCAGCATGGCTTTGAGCGTGCGCATTTCTTTGGTGACGGTGCCTGGTGCGGCCCCTGCATCGGTGCGCGCAAATTTGTAACGCTCCACATCAATCTGCGAAATGCCTTCAAGCGTGCCGGTGAAGTGCTCTAGCAAGTGCTGCTCGACAATCTGCGCCACACGGACGTGCGAATGCGGGTACTCGGCACCGTGCCACTCTAGGTAGTGCCTGCACCAATCGGCGAAGCTGTGCTCCTGCTTGATGGGGTTGTGGCTGGCAAGCGCAAGTTCACGATCTTTGCGTCTAGCGATTTCTCGCACTTCGGCTTCACGGAGTCGGGCGACCGGCCCGAGGCTTTGGGTGCGCGTCTGCCCGGCCTCGCGCCATGTGAGTTCCCAATATTCGCGCCCGTTGGGTGCGCGGCGTTTTCTGTGGCCTGCCATTGTGCCTCCAAGTACCTGTCAATGTGGCTGCGGTTGTACATCATGCGGCCCATGATCTTGCGCGGGTGCAGGCCGTTGATGGCGGCCAACTCCCGAAACTGCGAAACCGAGACGCCAATATACCTCGCACTCTCATCGATCGTGAGCGTGGGCACCTGGTCAAGCGGGCGCGCCTGCTTGATGTCGTGCAGCGTGGCGAGGATGGCGTCGGTGAGCGTCATGGTTTGATGCGTTTGAATTCGATAACCCATACGAACGGATTCGCGGCCCATGATCCGGGGCCGTTGATCGATTCCCATAGCGTTTGAAACGCTGTCTTAGGAGTGTCCCAATACGGCGGCGATTGTGTGGTCTCGGCCAATATGCGCCCGGTTGGTTTTTGCGTGGTCCAGTCGAACTGCGGCATAGT